TTGCACAACAGCGTGGTGAGCAGGTTCGCTCTACTACTGGTAATTATCAAGTTAATCCTTACTGGTGTGAGGAACATGCTGTTGATCCTGTTATCAAACGTTTCTTTGGTGACCTACTTGCCGCTATCAAGTCAACTGGTTACTATAATAATAGTGATGCAATGACTGATTATTTTGATCATGATTTCTATATCGATATTAATGTTGGTCGTTGGGATCGTGATTATGTTTGTTATGGTGAAATGAAAGCGGCGGCATAATGTATATTGTAAAAGTAAAAGCAACTGGTGAAACAGTTGCTATATGCTCCCTAAAGTCTGATGCAGAAGCACTAGCATCAAAAACTAAACTTGATAAAGTAGATTATATAATTGAAGAGGTGAAAAAATGAGTGCGATGGGTAATTATGTTGTAGAAGTCGAAGAATTTGCTTTAGACTTCATGGATGCATATGGTGAGTTCGAAATCCCTTATAGCGATGTAGAAGATAAGGTTCGTGAAGTATACGGTAGTATGGGTGTTCAGGTTTTGTCAAACCTAATGAACATCGATGATGAATTTTTAATTGACGAAATGTAAAGGTGATAAAATGAATTTAGCAAACACAACTTCTCTCGAATCAGCACTTGAAAAAAACTATCCTGTTTACGTAGTGTTCGATTCAGTGACGAAAGAGATTGTAAACTGGTTTGTATTCGGTGAAATGATGGCAAAGATTGATGCATCAGACCGTTGCGCCAAAAATGGTCCTGATACTTACGATCATGCCGAATGGTCCAAGTATGTGGTACAACGTGAACAGTATCAGGCACATTTAGATAATGTAAATGCTCCTTGGAGGTATCGATAAAAAGGTTGACAATCGGTTCGAATCACTATATAGTAATTAAGTAATCAAAGAGAAAGAGAATCACATGTCAGTAGTACAAATCACAAATGGCTTCTATCGTAATCAAGAAGTTACAGGAATCTTTCCTGTTGTTCAAGAACTGAAAGAAGCAAAAGATGGAACTCACTTCATCACAGTTGATGCAAGTGAAACAGAATTCAATCGTGCAAAGATGCGTGTCAAAGTGCGTCCTGAAAATATCGAAACAGTTTCACAACATCGTGAGACCGACGAGCAAGTTATGGATCGTATCGCAGAACGTTTCGCTATCTTAGATGAAATGACAGAAGCTACTATCGATGGTATTGTACGTGGTATGGTTGTCAGTGGACCTCCTGGTGTCGGTAAAACATATGGTGTTGAGCAAATACTTGAAAAGGATTCTTTGTTTGATGTAATGGCAGACAATCCGCTTCGTCACACTTTCGTCAAAGGTACAATGTCACCGATTGGTTTGTATGCAATGCTGTACAAATATTCAGACTCAAAGAACATCGTTGTTCTGGATGATTGTGATAGTATCTTGTTTGACGAGAATGCTCTAAACATTCTTAAAGCAGCACTTGATAGCGGTAAGAAGCGTATGATTTCTTGGAACTCTGACTCGCATTTTCTTCGTCGTGAAGGTGTTCCTGATCGTTTTGAATTCAAAGGTTCTGTAATCTTTATCACTAACTTGAAGTTTGATAATGTTCGTTCTACAAAGATTAAAGATCACTTAGAAGCTATCATGTCTCGTTGTCACTATCTTGATTTGACAATGGAAAGTACACGTGAAAAAATCTTGCGTATTAAGCAGATTGCACGTGATGGTGGATTGTTTGATCAGAAAGGTCTATCTAAAGAACAGGAAGTTGACATTGTTAATTTCTTAGAAAATAATCAAGCTAAGATGCGTGAAATCTCATTGCGTATGGCTCAGAAGTTGGCTGACTTGTGTAAGTTAAGCCCTGCACGTTGGAAGCGTTTAGCTGAAACAACATGCATGAAGCGAGTCTGATTACCTCGCTTCTCACTGAAAAGACGGGTACTAGGTTTATCTCTTTCTCCCTAGTATCCGTCTTTTTTTATTTGACAACCATAACAAAATGTGATATTATATTATTATGAATTTAGAAGAAACAAAAGAAAAAATCATAGAGAATCTTAAAGAAGTATACGATCCCGATCTAGGTATTGATGTATACAATATGGGATTAATTTATGATCTTAAAGTGGGTGATGGATATGCAGATATCGTAATGACACTTACTAGTGCATTTTGTCCATCCGCAGATGATATTATTGCAGATGTAAAGAATGCTGCACAAACAGTTGAAGGTGTTAATCTTGTCAGTGTTGACGTTACATTTGAACCACAATGGGGTCCAGAGCATCTATCAGAAGAAGCACAGATGATGATGGATTGGATGTTCAATTGAAGAAATGTACGATTGTAATCAAAGATGAAGTGAACGTTAAGTTAGATGGACTTGATCCAGCAACACGCCGTAAGTGTTCTGATAAATTAAAGTTCTTCTTACCACATGCGTATCACATGCCAGCGTACAAGTTAGGACGTTGGGATGGTACGGTTCGCTTCTGTGATGTCGGTGGCCGTACATATCTTAATTTACTAGAAGACTTGATCCCTATTATTATGGAATCAGGATATGAGATTGCTTTAGATGATCATCGTACTAGTGAACCATTAGAGTTCACTAAAGTATCAGATCGTTTTTGGGCAGATCAGGGTATTGTATGGCCAGAAGGTCATCCAGTAGAGGGTGAAGAAATTATGCTACGTGACTATCAAGTTGACGTAGTAAACAAGTTTATTGAAAATCCACAATGTCTACAAGAGATTGCGACAGGCGCAGGTAAAACTATCATGACTGCCACGCTATCTAAACTTGCAGAAAAGTATGGTCGAACTATTGTGATTGTACCGAACAAGGATTTGGTACGACAAACAGAAGAGGACTATATCAATTGTGGATTAGATGCCGGGGTGTACTTCGGCGACCGTAAAGATATTGGCAAGACGCACACTATCTGTACATGGCAGTCACTCAATAGTTTGTTGAAAAAGACAAAGAAGGGTGAAGACAACATCATGGATTTTATCGAAGATGTTGTATGCGTTATGGTTGACGAAGTACACCAGGCAAAAGCAGATGTACTAAAGGACTTGCTAACAAGCGTGTTCGCAAATGTCCCTTTACGTTGGGGACTAACAGGTACTATTCCCAAGTCAGATCATGAATTCGCTACTATTCAAGCAAGTCTTGGGACAGTAGTTAATCGTCTAGCGGCGAAAGAACTACAGGACATTGGTGTTCTGTCAAACTGTCATGTGAATGTCATACAGACACAAGAAACACAGGAGTATCCAAACTATCAGAGTGAACTTAAATTTTTATTAGAAGATAGTGATAGACAAGAGTTTATTGCTAACATGATTAAAGAAGTATCTAAAACAGGAAATACGCTTGTGCTAACAAGTCGTATTAATTCAGGAAACAAACTACAAGAACTGTTACCAGAAGCAGATTTCGTCCAAGGCTCAATGAAATCTGATGATAGGAAAACAGCATATAAGGACATAAATGAAGCTACAAATTCAATCACTATTGCTACTTATGGCGTTGCCGCTGTTGGTATTAACATCCCTCGCATTTTCAACTTGGTTCTTTTGGAGCCTGGCAAGTCTTTTGTTAGGGTTATACAGTCTATCGGTCGCGGTGTACGTGTGGCGAAAGACAAAGATTTTGTTCAAATCTGGGACATCACAAGCAGATGCAAATTTGCAAAACGACACCTAACTGAAAGAAAGAAATTTTATAAAGAAGCTGAATATCCATTCAGCATTGAGAAAGTGAAATACTAATGAAAATTTTAACACCAGAAAATAAGACATTCGAAATGAATAGTCTACCAGAAGAAATCGAAGATATACGTTACTGTGTAATGGATGTTACAGATAAAGAAGAACCAGATTTTTTCTTTATTCCGCTGGTGTTTATTGAAACATTCAATGCACCCAGTATTTCATTAAATATCGGAGAGTATACAATCGAAATGCCGATTGATTGGAACATCTTAATCGGTGACCGAGACTTAGGACAATTGGAGTTTATTCCTCTTACAAGTATTAATGAACGAAACTTTGACACAATCACAACTAACCCACTTGGTGGATTTACTATGGAGTGGAAACCAATTGTTGTTAACAATGTTTTTGCTGATGTAAAGTGGTTCTTCCCTAAATTAAAATACGGTCATATTCTAGCTATCCCACTTGAACATGGAGATAAACCATTGTGTGCATATTTCACTAAAGACTTAAACAGGATCCCAGATGTATTAAACAGCTATGACTTCTATTGATATACCGCATCGTGTATTGATGTATGATACGCAACAGAGTGATAAAGCATTTGAATGGGCTAAATTAAATCTTGAATTGAAAGAATGGGAATCAGAAGTATTTGATAATTTTGATTGTTTTTACTTTACAAATGAGCTTACATGTAGTATATTTGTATTAGTAAATGGAGGGAAGTATATTGCGCCACCTAAGGGAACATTATGAGTGATAAAATACCATTAAATGATGTATTGAATGCGATAGACAAGCGTGACTTTGGCTGGTATGCAAGACTATCAGACGAACACAAAAAGAAATGGTCAAGCTGGTTGTTTGTTAGATATGTCAGCAGTGTTAAAGGTTCAAGTGCTGGTGATGCATTACTTGACACTAATGAATTTGTCAATAAGAACTACAACGATTTATATAAGCATGAAGAACTTATATGGAAACTAATGTGTCTTACTGGTACAGGTAAGAAACAGTTCCATGAATGGATCAAGCCGCCAACATCAACAAAGAAAAAAGATAAGATATCTGAATTCGTATCAGAACAATACCCTCATATGAAAGCAGATGATATCGAATTGTTTAGAAAACTAAACAGTGACGATGATATAAAACTTCTCGC